CGAGGCCGGGGCAGATCCGGCCCGCCGCATGGCAATAGTGCCAATAGGAGAATGACCAATGGAGCCGAAGTTTAATGATGAGTGCGATCGGTTGAGGGCCACGATCAAGCAGATCGGAATGGATACCCACGCGCTGATGGGTCATTCAGTGTTCGGCGAGCCGCAGGCCTGGATTGGGCAGCATGGCGAGACGAAAGCGAACATCATGCTCGCCTACCGTCACTTGGAAGATGCCCGCATGCGGCTCGGGAAGGTTCTCCAGGCGCATGATGGTGGAGTGTCTTGCGACGACAAGTGATTTGGGGCCTTGGCGACACCTGCCGAACGTACGCCGTGTGGTGTGACAGCCCAGAGGGTCGAGCCGGTGTGAGGCCGGCAGTATTGCTAAGAAGGGGCCTATGCCTGGTGTGTCCAGGCGGCAGAGCATTGCTGAGCAGTAGACCATGGGGAGACTGCCGGATTAGCGTAAGCCCATGGATGCCAGGCCCCGCGCGATCAGGGAACGCCGCCATATAACTAGGCGTGACAGCCCAGAGGGTCGAGCCGGTGTGAGGCCGGCATGCGGATGCGGCGTGGTGGGACACGCGACCTTCGGTGTAGGGTTGGGCTTAGAACCCGAGAGTACACCGCCCAAGCAGTTGCCGACGGGCAGCGTGAGCCTTGGGCCTCAAACGAGTAAGCCGGTTCGACTCCGGCCGTCCGCGTGGAGGTGTGCGATAAACAAACCAGTGAGACGTAAGGTGAATGCAGGGATGGAATGTAGGGTTGCACGCTGGTTGAGCGGGGATAACTCTACCGTCTACCTGCCCAACGGGCTCGCCTTCAGTCTGCGAAACGAGATAGTGGAAGCTCTTTTCGAGCCGCCCGAGCCCGAACCGAAGCTGGTGCCATTCGCAGAGGCCCTGGCTCATATGGAGAATGGTGGAATGGCAAAGCAAGCTGGATTCTCCACCGTCTACGTTATCAGGGGAGGCGATGTGACTATCTATGGAACATCAGGATCGCCATCTAGCATGGGTCTGTCCACCGCAATGTGTGTCCCATGGATTCTTCTTCCGCCAGAGGGGAGCGGCCAATGATTGAGGGCACCTACTACGTCGTGTCATCGGGCGTCACCGATGACGTACTCAACGGCCGCCTGTTCTTCGACCGTGACACGGCCCAGTATGTAGCCGGTGCCCGTAGCCGGTTGATGGGTGTTGCCGGTCGCTATCGAGTCTATACCGTCACCCTGAAACTGGCCAACGAACAGGAGGGCGACCAATGCCCACCAACGTAATGGTATCCGTCGTTCTGAACGTCTCTGTCGAGGACGCTGAAGATGCCCGCGATGAGGCAGTGCGAATCGTCCGGTCGGCCCTGTCCGGTCCAGACGAAATCGTAATCGAAGAAATAACTGTCGAAGAGGTTCTCAATGACGCAGCAAACAGATGATCGCGTCACGGAAGGCCGCGTACATTGCCAGGGAGGTGCTATGACGATCGTCATAGAGGCGTCCACACACGACGGATCGCCAATCGTCAGACTCGCTGGCGGCGTGTGCCCGTGGATCAATGCCGGCCCGGGGTCTAGCCGGGATGACGCCATCGAGGAATTGACCTGCTACCTCGACCGCATGGCTGTGCGATGTTTTGAACTCAGTCGGCTCATTCACGACGGCCAGTACGAGATTGCCGAGGAGGTGCTACCATGTTCGTCGTGATGAGATTGCAGCACAGCCTGGAAGCTGAAATCTAAAACTTGAAGAGGAGAACTGAAATGGCCCGCAAAGCAGTTAAGAAACCGAAAACAAGACCTACCAACAAGCCTCGGCTCTATGATGTACCTGTGACTCTGCCCATCTACGCACCTACCCCGGAGACGGCCGGGGAATGGGCCGACGCCCTGGTTGGTGTTGTACTGGACGCCTTGGCCTATGCTAAGACCCACGGATTTCCAGAGGCACAGATCATCGCCCCCTCCGACCTGGACCAGATCATCTGGGAACTGGAGAACGCCCCTATTGGAACCCCCCGGCTTGCACGGGTACAATAAAGGCGAGTCGAGAGCGGCTCGGGAGAACTGACTATGGCTAACCTGAAACCGGGGCCGGAGACTGCTCTGGCCTTCAACCGCTTGATCGAGGCCCAGGGCCTTCTAACCGCCCAGAACAACACTGACGCCATCCTCAAGACTATCGGCAGTACGGACAGCCGGTTGGCTACCGCCGTCCAGAGATCCATCCGGCTAGACCTGGCCCTCCGAGTCACCCAAAGCCTGGCCCCATCCTTCCTCAATGAGGGTGTTCTGGATTGTGATGGACTCTTGGCTGCTGTTCAGGGGGCCGTTGATACCTTCTCAGACTTTGTCTTCCAGACTGCTACCATCGCAGGGTTCGGCCGAGCGTCCGTGGATGCGGCCGCCCCATACTTCCTCTGTTGCTTCCCCATGAATGAACTGTCCGGCCCGCCCCTCAACGTCTTGACCCCCCGGCCGGGCGGCCCTCCCTTCTTCCCCATCAACATGCTCAACGTTGAAGAGAGCAACATCATTCACCTAGGCAGCGGCTTCCAGTACGGCAACCCGGAAGCTGAGGGCCTTTCCGCCTACTCCCGCAGCGACGGGAACTACGAACTCTGGTGGGACACCGACCAGGACTTTACCATCAGTGTTACCTTTCGCATGCTCCACGAGTTCGCCAACCAGATCCTTGCAATCGCGTCACCCCCTGCTGACAACCCCACATGGCGTGTATCTATCTCTACTGGCCCCTTCAACGAGACTGGGTTTACTTTCTGTGTCAACGGACCCGGTATCTACGGTGAGGGGGTCAACGAACCTTCCCTCATGTTCCAGGGTGCCACCGGTGTCATCGAGATTGGCAAGTGGTACCATGCTGTCATTCGTCGAATCTCTGGAACCTGCTACGTCAACCTGAATGGCGAGTCACTTACCCCCGCAGACAGCAACGTCACCCGGTTCGGGATTCCCACCATCTATGAACTGGAGCCATCCGGCTCGGACGACCCTCTCCCCATCATGCTCTACCTTGGAGGAGGCCCCGGACTATGGAGAAGTGACATATCCATTCGGAATGTACTCATCTGGAGGACGGGCCTCACCGACGCGGCAGTTGCGGACCTCTGGAACGAGGGAGCCGAGTTGGTCTACTCTCCGGACTCAACCGCCTTACCGGAGACCCCTCCGACCGGCTGGGTAGAAGACCCGTGCCTACCCGAGGAGTGACAAAATAATCACTGCATCTCCGCAAAGTGGACTTGCCTCTCCAGATTCCTGATGTATACTGAGGATGGCGAGTCGAGAGCAGGCCCGGAGCCTTCACTGTGGGGGCTCCGGGCCGTCTCATGGATAGCTGTCTACAGCAGGGTCCGCTGCCGGAGACAGCCTTTCAACAGTCAACAAGGGAGGTGGAGTCACCGGGAGAAACAGATCATCGGGGATCACCTAGCATGTCGAGATAGGCCCGGTAGCATCCTGCTGCTGGGTCTTTCTCGTTACTGACCCCTACTAATCCCCGAACACATTGAAGTCTGGCACTAATTCCCGAACACGTTGAAGGGTGCGAACGCCGAAAACTGACCGCCTCCACCAATCGACCCCGTCTGATCCATCCGGATTCGAGGGCGCTCCTCCTCCTCCCCACCTATCTGTTGGGCCACCCTGCTGGCCTGCTCTCCCCGGGGGACTCGACGGTAGGGATCTCGTTTGGCAATCGTTGACTGGCGAGTCAACATGGCAGGGTCCATCCCCAGGGTCTGGTCCCCAATCTCCCCCATCGCCACGCCCACCATTCCTCCGAACAATTCCCGTGCATCCTGAGGCATTGTCTCCAGTACCCGCTCCAACCTCGTCACGTCATGCCGAAGGTGGACTGCCCGAATATCCGAAGGCTTCACCACAATGTCTCCCAACTGTGGGTATGCCCTCTTATACTCTCCGTGAATCGTGGAGGCCCGTGTCATGTCGTTTGCGGCCAGTGCCTCAATGTAGGATCTCCGGTAGTTCCGGATTCGGTCTCGCTGAGTCACCAGATAGCTGGTCAGGTCCGCTTCCTGGTCGCCCATGAGGGTGTTCCAGCCCACCGCCTTCTTGAATAATCCCACGGGGCTCTGGAACTCCCTCAATGATCCATCCGCCGTATAGACGGGGATTGTGCCGTCGGCCCTCGGGTTCCGGTAGTCCGCATATCCCCGACCGATCATCTTGGCCACCGCCGGAGACCCATACACTTGATTGACCCGGGCCAGGGCCACGCCTCCCGGCATCGCCAGCGGTAGATTTCTCCTCGTGTTCGTGAACCCCGCCTCCCCCGAGAACAGGTCCGACCCCACCCCCCCAATCACACCCAACAGCGGCGGCATGAATGGCATCGGGAAGAACGGCTGATCTTCCCCCATAGGCTGAGGCATGGCCCCGAACACCATCGCTCTCGACAAGTCCACCCCCATCGCCCTTCCAGCCTCATGGGCTACTCCGGCAGTAGCCATCATCCGGCCCATCGTACCTGGACTGCTCGTGAACAACTCCAATGTCCTGGCGGGAAACTGGGTGAACTGCCTGAAGGGGGGCCACCAGCCCTGCATCATGATTGACTGGCTCAGGAACCCCCCCGGAAACTGAGTCCTATTCATGATCTCCATGCCTACCCGTTCCGCTTGCCAGGCAGGCAGCTTCTCTCCCAGACCCCACAGCCGACCCGCATGGTATGCCGTCAGCTTATTGAACCGCTCCGACCCACTAAACATCCCCATGACCAACTTCTTGGCCTGCTCTATTCGACTTGCGGAGGCAATCCCCCCAGCGCCCATCCGGACTCGCCTCAACATCTCCGACACTTCAGACGACGACCCCCCCAGCTTCAGGTACTCCGGCCATGCCTCCAGGAATGCCTGCTCGATCTTCGTCCCCGATCCCACCTTCTTCAGGAAAGTAGGCATCCCCTTTGAGGCTTCGCGCATCCCCTTCGCCACATAGGGGAACGGCACCAGGCCCGTAGTATGCGTGATGTTCTGAAACAGGTTCAGCCCGGCACTGGCTGGGTTCAATCCCAACGCACTCAGGTAGAGGTATCCCGCCAGCTTAGCTCCCGCATTCTTGAACGTCAGATCCCGCATCTCCGGACGGGCCAACTGGTCCGCCAGCCACTGAGACTCTCTCCCCAGTCCCCACTTGTTTGACTTTGCCGTCTCAGTGAAGAAGTCGAACGCCTGCTTCTTCAGGCCCCCCCATTGCAGTGCGTACATCGCCTCCGTCTGGCTCAGCTTACCCAGGGCAACCGGGAGCACATTCTCCTTTGCGATATGATACCTGAGGCGACCCGCCGCCGACTTCTGAGAGGCCACCCACATCGGCCCCTCAACCTCCTGGATCAGTTTCGGACCCCACCCCCGAGCACTCCAGGCATACGTCGAAGCCATCGAGTTCCCATAGTTCTCCATGACGGCACTCCAGTACAGCGAGTACGTCTTGTACTTGGAGGCCCCCGTGGTCACGATCTCCCCGTTTACCAGTTTCGTCTCCGGGATCTTCTTCAGGTACCGGAGCACCTCGGCCGTCTCGGGACTGAACCCCTGGCTGACAAACTCGAAGTCCGTCGCATCAGGGATGGTCGCGTTCCTGAACGCCTTGGCCCTCGGGCTGACCGGCTCCAGCCCCGACAGCAGCATGCCCTGCCGTTCCGCCGCCGTCTGCTCATACATCATCCGTACGAACTCTTCCTGCTGAGCCGGTGTCCTATGAGTCGAATGCGGCCAGTACCCTTCTCGGTACCCGAACTCCAGCTTTGCCTTCAGATCCTTGAAGAATGCGGCCTGAGCCTTCTTCTCCAGGGGCACTGACGGCAGATCCAATCCTTTCTTGTGGGCCATATCCAGTAGTTGGGCCGGAGTCGCCTGTCGTACTTCCAGGATCTTCTCCATTCCCTTATCACTTATCAACCTCCGAACCTGTTTCACATCGGTCAGCCTCTGGACATTCCGGCCTTGAACCATCATGCGGAGTCCGTCCATCAAGGACTCTTTCCCCGACTCCACCAACTCGGGGGGAGCCAGCTTCATGAGGTAGTCCCGCTGAGTTACCGATCCTACCAACCTCAGCTTCTTCTCGATGTCCAGATCCCCGCCCATCAAGCCCTTCTTCTCCGCATTGATGGCATCCCGAATCAGCCGGTTGAGCTTCCCGGTATCCATCGAACTCCTGTATTTCTCCAGGTACATTTCCTTCCGGGCCAGTCTCCTCACCAACTGCCACGATGGATGTGCACTATTCTGGACCAGTCCCTCGCTGACCATCGAGGCAGCCACCTGCTCCGCCTGGGTAGGTGCCCTCCCCATTCTCGCAATGAACTTGTCGAGCCCGGCTCCCGCCTTGCTCGTCACCGCAGCCTTAAAGTGGTTCGAGTCGGCCGCGAACCCCTCCAGATAATGCAGGAACTTGGTCTTCCCAAAGATGCCCCGAGGCCCCATCAACCGGTGAATCACCGGGGGGAGCATCCGATCATATCCCTTCAAGGCCCCCGTGGCCTTCTTCAGTACCTCACGGGCCGCCCCCACCGGATACTTGTAGGCCAGTGCTGCCCCCAGAATAACCATCGGGTTGGTCAGTGTCCGGATAACCGACCCAACTATCGACCCATCTTCACCCGGTTGCCACCCCATCTCCTCGGGTGACAAGCTCTCCGGCTGGAGCATGGACCGCCAAGCCGCATTCGGGTCGCCCCTCTTGGCCAGATTCCAGGCCGCCAACCGGGGTCTATCTATAAACCGAGGGGACTCAAATCCCCCCACCGACTGCCCGCCAGCCCCACCAGCCCCACCAAGCACCCGAAAATCCGGCCTATCCATTACTCACCATCCTGCCTGCCTACCTATCCATTCCCAGAACCCCCGAAATCCTTGAGGATTCCCCCCGCCCTGCCGCGAACGCCCTTCCCCCCTACCTCGGACACCCCTCAGCCCCCAAGTCCTCCTGGAGGGCCTCCTAGCCCCATCCCCTGCCCCATCCCCTGGCCCATCCCCACTTCCGGGGTCGGACCCATCAGATCACCCAGTGACCCCGATCCGGAAGGGGCCTCCGAGCCCACCCCAGTCAGGAACTGGTACGAGTCATTCGCCAACCGACGGGACGCCTCCCCCGACCGGATCGCATCCAGCTTCATCAACTCGACCAGTCGCTCCGGCCGGGGCCTCCCTCCGATGACGACTTCCTGGTCCGTCGTCTCAGGCAGCCCCATAATCAGGGCCGCCGTCTTCGGGTCGTTTCCCGCCAAGATGCTCGCCCGCTCTTCTGCCGTCCGCTGAAGCTCCAACTCCAGCCGCTTCATCTTCAATTCGTGCTGCCAATCCGACTCGTATGCCTCCTTCGCTCGCTCCAACTGTTTCTCGTGCTGCTTCCGACTCCTTCCATGAACGATGTCCCCCACGGCCCCCGCCGTGCTTGCCAGCATCCACGCCGTCAGTGCGCCTCCCGCCGCCTTTCCAATCGTCCCCCACCTCGACCTCGGTGCCGGAGAAGTCGTCCCCGGAGGAGTTGTCCCCGGAGGAGGCGGCAGCATGCGTATCCTCTCTTCCAGTGCCTCTATACGCGGAGGGAAGATCCGAGGATCAAGCTTCATGGTCGTAGCCGGTCCACTCCGCTCCAGCAACCGCTGAGCCGTGGGCGCCACATTCCGAGCATGCTCGGGAGATACTGCCGCCCCGAACAACCTGGGAGCCAGCCTGGGTGGAGTCTTCGGGGGGGCACCCAGCCCCAGCCTCGCCCCAACAACTTCACGGGCAGTCCTCAAGGGCCTCGCAGGGGGCTTCGAAGCAAACTGGCCTCTCGGCCCCCTCGGTTGAAACATCCCCGTAGTAGGACGCCTCGGGGCGGCCTTCGGCGTGGCCTTCGGCGTGGGAGTCACTACGCTGTTCTCTGCTGCCTGGACAACCGGCGGAGGAGCCGCTCGCCCAGCCTTCCTCCTCGGAGCAGCCACGGTAGCTTTCTTCACCGGAGGCACCGAAGTAGTAGCAGTGGCGGGAGTAGCAGCAGCTACCACCTGCTTGGTTTCCGGTACTGGGGCGGCCACCGGTCTCGTTCCCGCAATCGAACCCGTCGTCCTCCTTACCATCCTCTCCATCTGATCCTGTGACTGAAATATCTTGTGCTTTCCCTGGAAGAGCTCTTCAGCCGTCACATCATACCGATAGAGAAGTTTCTCGGGAGCGCCCTGGGAATCCAGTTGATCCGCCAGAGTCCTCAACGCCTGATTCAAAACAGCCTGGGAGTCCAAACTCTGGCCGCTCCTCGCGGCCTCTTTTGCTATCGCCTGGACAAGAGGTTCAAGCTTCTTGTAATTCAGTGCGGCTCCTGGCCCCCCGGACTTCAGAACCTCCTTCTCTGCGGTAATGAGGGACTTTGCCAACGACCTCGCCACAGCCACCTTGCCCCCTGACGTGACCCCCCCACTAGGAGGACTCATCAGTACCGGACGTTTGCTCGGCGTCTTGCTCGGAGTCTTTCTCGGGTTCTTGCTCTTAGCCATCATCGGCTCCTCACACTCGGGTCTAGCGAGCCCACCCAGTCATGATGTCCCGCAGGCTGTCCATATGCTGCACTCGACTGTTCACGATTGCTTGCTCAATGTTCATGAGCCCCTCGACTCGCCCTCTCCGATTCTGCTCCGCAATCTCTGTCAGCCGCATCAGCATCTCCTGGTGCGCCCTCTCCTTTACCATCTCCCGCTCTGCTGTCACCAACTCCTTCCGGAACTTCAACTCCTCTTCCGCCAGAGCCTGTTCAGCCCCCCGCTTCCTGGACAGGGCCGCAATCTCCATATTCAACCGTTCTTCTTCCTGTCGCTCCGCTCGGGTCGGCGACCCCGACACTCTTGCGATGGTATCTTGCAACCCCCCTACAATCGGCTCGGCGACCAGACTTCCCAGCCCCGCAACACCCAACACCTTCGTGAACTTCGAGCCCCACCCTCCCCCCTTCACTGCATTCTCCACAGCCTTCTTGCCCACGTCAGCCACTGCTGGTGCCGCCGTCTTCGCAGCCGGGCCACCCCCCAGCCTGCCTCCGGTCAACTTACCCAACCCCTTGCGGACCGCCTGGCCTGCCCGGTAGGCACGAGAACCCTTGCCTACAGCCCCAATTCCAGCCCCCACTCCTGGGCCGAGTCCCATTCGGCTGGTAAGCACCGACAAGCCCAACGAAACAAGCAAGGGTGTCAGATCAGACAGCGTGCTCGACTCCTCGGTTCCGACGGTCTCCGCCCCCGGTGCACTAGGGGGAACTCCATACACTATTTTGTTGCCTGTCCTAGCCTCGTGCCGATCAAACCAGTTTGTTGGAAGAGATGCCCCCGGGGCTTCCCCACCTCCCAGCCCGAGAAACTCACTGAGATATTGGTCCGTCTCGCCCTGAGATTTCTGGAACAAGTCCTGACCCCCAAGAAGATCCCGAAGATCATCATACTTAGATCGTGGCATCCAACACCTCGCTTTCCACCTGAACCACAAACCTCAGCCGCTATTCGACAGTCGGCTCCATAGGCTCAGTCATCATTCAACAGTCGGCCCCATAGGCTCATCCGCCGCCGGAAGGGCGAGTCGAGAGCCGGGTCTGCGGGCACCTTGGACATCCTTGTAGGTAGGCAGCATCTTCCGGACTTCTCGGGTCCGCTGCTGCCGAGACGCAGAGATTTCATCCAACGTCTGAGAAATAAACTGCATGGCTTCCTCGTAGCGCCCCTCCGACATCAGCATGGAAGTCCGAATGTTGGCCTGCTGGATCTTCCGGATCTCGTCACTCCTCGCGGTCTGGACAACCTCCTGGACCTGGTCCATCGGAACGCCGTCAATCAATGAGGCCAGCCGATTCTTCTGGGCCTGGATCTCCTGGACCGCCTCCCTCATTGTCGGATAGTCTCCACTCGTCAGCCGGTCGCCCCACTCTCCTTCCTGGTATGCGGGCACCATGCTCATCCGATGTTCGACCTGGCCCATCACTTTCCGGTAGTTGCCCTGAATCCGGTCGATCTGTCGAACCACGCCCATGATCTGATTCTTCCGAGTCTCACGCTCCTCTGGAGGAATCAGAGAGGGAGTATTCTCCAGGATATCATACTGGTTATACAGCGCAGCCTTGGCATCCGTCAGCCAACTGGATACCTGGTAGGCCATCTGGGGCTGGATGGCAACCTTCTCGACCGACTCGGGGGGCTGCTTTCCCCCGAACACCGTCACCATCTGGTTGAGCATCTCCCCCAAAGAGACAACAGGCGTAACCCCCTGCATCCCCATCATTCGGACGGCAACACCCTTGAGGCCCTGGCTGAGGTCCGCGTCCTGTCCGAAAACCATCATGACCGGCACACTCTGCCTCAACTGGTCGGTCTGATCCTTCAACTGGACCATCTGGTCCATGCTGTCCTTGAAGGCCCGAAAGCCCTTCATGACCGCTGAACTGGGCTGTTGTCCCGCCGACTGGAAGCTCCCGCTCTCCCTCATATAGTCGTCCATGATGCGGGCCGGGCTCGACGCCCCCATCCCCTCCTTCATACCTCCCGCCCTCATGAGGTCCGATGTGGGAGTCATCCCAAACATCTTCGACCTCAGATCCCCCCCATAAAGCTGATCCAGATACAGGCCCATCCCCAGTTGCAGAGCCTCTATCTCCGCCTGCTTCAAGTGCTCATACGCCGCACTGTAGGGCGCCAACAGACCCTCGTAGTCATCAGGCATCCCCGACGTGAGACCTTCGAGGGCACGCTGTGCATCCATTCGGGCCTGAAGGTCTTTCCGGACCTCCCTCGAAAATGCCTCCGTCTGGCTCTGAGAATCTTTGCGGGCCTGCAACTCAGCCGCCCACCTGCGGTCCAGGCCACTTTCCCGGAGGCCCGCAAGCCGCTCGTCAAGCTCTCGCTGGGCCGCCGACTCCTTCGAGGCATGGCGTTGCTGCATGAACTGGCTGCCCAGACCGGCCAGCAAACCAGTCATCTGTCGAGAGTTCTCTCCCGACTGCTTCATCTGCTCCATCCCGCTTTCGTGGGCCATCTGGGCTTCCTGTGCCCGCTTCTTCGACAAGTCCTCAGACCCAGCCCGGATCGCCTCCATCAGCGCCTCAGACGACCGTTGCCGAATCGCCGACTGCTGAGGATCAATCACCTGCTGAGCAGGCGTGAACCCCCCAATGGACGGACCCATCGGGCTGATCGGCCCGCTGATTCGTTGCCTATTTCCACCAAACGCCATTTCAGTCTCTCCTACAGGCTAATCATACGAGGTCTCAGAGTACCCGGACCCCAGTATATTGAAGCTGCTGGTCTTCGGGGTCTTCTGCTTAAAGCCACCCAGCTCGAACAGTTGAGCAAAGAACCGGCCGCCCTCAAAGAAGGTGCCCAGCATCTCGTTTATCATCTGGAAGTCGTTGGCCTTGAGGGACTCCTGAATCCCCAGGAAGGTCATGGCCGCATCGAACGTATAGATGGGCGTATCCGTTGCGATGATGTCCTGGTACATCGTTGCCAATTCATCCTGGGCCATCATGGCCAAGGAGGTTATGGCCCCCTGATGTTGAGACCAGTTCACCTGGGCCTCACCTACGGCCCGATTGAAAGTGCCCCGGATCTGATCTCTCATCTTATACTCTTCGGACAGCGTCGCGGTCAACTGCCGCTGATATTCTGCCGTCATGTCATCGCCCCGCGAAGCATAGTCACCCAGCTTGTCCCCGAACCATGTGTGCAGCTTCGAGGTAGCATCCCCACTCCAGATTGACAACTGGTTCAGTTCGGATGCCTCCCAGTTGCTGATCGTGCTCATCGTCTTGCTGTAAGTGTCACCTGCCTGAGCTACGGACTGGAGCCCATAAGCCTTGGACTGCATCGCGTTCGTTCGGAACACCGACTGGATGTTGGCAAACTCCGTTCTCGTCTCAGTCTGCCGGGCCTGAAAGGATGTCCAAGCCCGATTGTACATCTGGCCCATCTCAACATTCGAGGCATGAAGCTGTTGAGACATCGCCGCCTGGTACTGAGGCGAGTCCGGAGAGTACCCCATCTGCTGAAGCCGGGAGGCCGTCTCCTGAAGACCGGTGGCCAGATTGGTCACGATACCCCGGCGGGTCGTGTCCATCTCAGCCGCCACCGTCGACTCCATATTGGCCAGCGTGTCTCTCTCCGACTGGCTCAACGCACTCAGCCCTTCCTGGTACATCCTGTCCAGTTCGTCAAACCGCTTCAGGGTATTCTGGTAGGCCAACTCGACACTGCCACGGGAGCCTTCCGCCAGTTGCTGAGTGTCCGTTCGGCCCTGGGCCAACATATCCTGGATGGCTTTCAGGCCCGAGCTTTGTTCTTCCCGCTGGCCCATCAGAGTAAGCAGGTTCTGGATTTCTCGCTCCCCAAAGGCAGTGCCAAGCTCATCCCGCCGTTCTGAGAATGCCGTCGCCAGATCGGCCAAGTCCGTGTCCTGATCCCCCTTCAGGGCCGCCAGGAACTTGTCGATTCCCCCACCATATGCGGCGTTCATCCCCTCCTTATAACCTTCAATAGACTCCCCCCATCCCTTGTTTGTAGCCTCATAGAGAGAGACCAGTTCAGCAAGCTGGCGCTCCCGAGTGCCTTCCGCCGCAGTATAGTCCCGGTTGAATGCCTTAAGAACATTCGCCATCCGAGAATCATATTCGTTGGGGTTGAACGGCCCCAATTCACTTTCGAATGCCTTGGTGACATCCGCCTGTCGAGCCCACGTCCCCAGCGCCGCCCGGTACTCCTCATCCGATCCGAAGTCCTCCCGGCTTGGAGGCTTGGCCAGACTCGGCGCCATAGGTGCGGGAGTAGTCGATGTCTCTGCGCTTGCCGTCGATTTCGCGGGGGCCAGAAGCATGTTCGCCAGTGCCGACAAGATTCCCAAGCCTGACCCTGACGACTTTGTCGTGGCCTTCGGGTAGGTTGCGGGGGCGGACCCATACTGTGGAGCCGTAGGCGGCGCCCCCACCGGATCATATCCAAAGAGGGAAGCAATCGTCTTTCCGGGGAACCACACCTGGTCCCACGCGCTCTTCTGTTTCTGCCACTTGGCCTGTTGATCCTTGAAGGCCGCCTCAGCTGCCAGATCTTCTTCGTAGGTAGACCAAGCGGATCTGGTTCGATTCGCCCAGTCCTCCCAGTAATCCCACTCATTCTTTCGAGCGGGAGCGGATGCCGACAAGTCCAGCAGAGGGTCAGTAGCCGTAGCCATTTCTACATCTCCATCGTGTCATCTACCTCCCCGGAGACAACCATCGAGATCATCTCCAGAGGGAGCCCCGACACCAAACATTGAACAAAAGGCAGCAGTGTCCCCCGACCAGCCACCACCCGCCCAAAGTTGTCGTGAGTCTCCTGCTGCACCACAAAGGAGTCGGAATGGACAGGAGGCTCACTCATATCATCATATACTCCCACCGTCACCAAAGGATAGGGCGCATGGTCATCCGTTGGAGTCCCGTACTTCCCTCCAGGCAACCTCAAGTAGGCCCCCAGTGCCCTAGTCCTTCTCCGAACAAAGTAGTCCCGTGGCAGATTCGGGTCTTCCGACGAACCCAGCGGCCACCCCACCACCTCAAAAGGCACCGGGCTGATCGTATAACGATCACCCTTCTCCACACTAAGAGGCGAGTCGAGAGCCAGGCGGTGGACTGTGTTGCTGGTGATGCGCCGCTTCTCCCCCGCATTCTCACCCGTCAGGATGTAGAGATAGCAGTCCACGAGATCGGCCGCAAACTGGGCGGTGGGATCGTACAACTCCGACCCGCTCGACGAGGCTCGGACAACCCCGTTGATGGTACCCGCGATACCCAGTTGGGTGGTTGGTTCCGAGGACACTGGAGAGGAGACTACCAGCCCAGTAGCCGTCACCAGGAATACACGATCCCCACCTCCATATACAGGGTGGACGCCAGAAGTGGCCGCGACGAAGTTCATGTCCTTCCGGCGAGTCACCGTATTCGAGGTGCCCCAAACCAACAGCGCCTCTTCCTTGACGGGGTTAATCAGATACAGGACGGCCATAGCGGCATCGTAGGCGAGGAACACCCCCGCTCTCGACTCGCCCCACTCCGATAGATGGTTCAAGATCCGGTCCACAATGCTTATGGTGGACAGGGTTCCGGACGATGCCTGAATGGAAAGAAGAGCACTGGAACTGAGGAAGACCAGATCGGGTCCGAGATTCGTTGCTGCCTCAGCCCCAACCGCTCCCCACCCAGTATCCATCTGCTCGGAGGCGACCAAGTTGCCTACACGAGTCAGCCGATACACTTTGTCTCGGCTGATCCCGTATACCAGGCTGCCGGACTTGAGGAAGCGGAGGATTCGATCCGACGACCGGGCCAGCCCGTGGACATTCAATCCGGGGAATATCTCGGGCATCTGCTGAGTCAACACGCTGAACCGGATGTCTCCACCGTCTCGCGTTGTATTCAGGTCATCACCCGCCGCGAACAACGCCCCACCCGAATAGAGAAGAGTGGAGGCCCGTATCGGTCCAGCCGCCGTATCCTCCTGAAAGTCGAAGGACGACAGGTACGACAACAGGGTGTCATCTACTCCACTCGTCAGGCAGCGGACCCCCTCGCGGAGAGTTACGATGTTTCCATTGAGGTTCTTGTTCCCCAACTGGATAATGACGACGCCCCCCTGCTCTCCCAGAGGGGAAGGAGGATTGTTGGTTACTCCCCCCGACAGAGTAGGCCGTACTCCCGTCAGGTCCGCCAGGGTTTGGGCACCCGCAACTTCGGAAGGGGCATGCCAGGTCAATGCCCGGTATAGGTACGAGCCTTCCCGGATGGACCGGTACACCTCTATGGTGTCATAGGACCGAGCATCCTCGGGGCTGATCGTAATGCCCACGGACAAGTAGTAGAGGCTGGAGGAAGGAGGAACGGCGGGGGTCTCTCTGACCCAGGACGGCGCCAGGGGATCTTCGAGCATGTACCAGGAGAGGGGGGTGGCCGCTCCCCTTCGAGAATCGCTGAGTCGAACTCCGATCTGGTACCGGCCGTCCTGGTTGACCGGCGTGCTCAAAGCCCCGGTCGCTTTGTTGGTGGACATGGGGCCGGAAGGGACCAGCATCATGGCCCCCGAGGGGTGAGCGGGGCCGAACGGCAGGTTGACGAACTCTCCCTCATGCCAGAATACAGTACGTCCTCGTCTCCGGCTGGACGTATAGTAGATGGCCCTCGGCCCATAGGTAATGTCGATGGGGCCTGCCGACTCCTCACTGATCGTGTGGCTCAGCCACTGGGCCTCCTGGGGATCGTAGTAGTGGAAGGCCAACGTGTGGCCGGTACGGACAACAAAGCCCCGGAGGATGACCCCGGTGGTACCCTTGTAGACCTCGGCATACCGGAAGAAGTCCAGGGCTCGACTGCGGCGGAATCCCGTGCTAAACGCGCTAAGCTGGAATCCCGAGGACTCACCCGTAGTAGTAAGGGCGAGTCGAGAGCAACGGTCAAACCCGGGTGCCCTCTTCAGGACGCCGACGAACCGGCCGTCCACACCTACGAGATCGGTGTTCATACCATAGGAGATGGCGGCCGGTTCCGTCCGATAGTCGGCCACGGGCAACCCAAACTCGTATGTCCAGTTCTGGTTCAAGCCCACGTTATGGCTCCTCCTGTTGGGAGGTCACTTTGAACTGGGTCACAATGGGCGGATCGTATGCGTCCCGGACGGGCATCGAGGGTGCTGAAGCGTCGAACCGGGGTCGAACAAGTCTTCGGGCCTCGAAGTATTGACCGTCGAAGGGACGGCTGCGGAGGAGCCCATCGAAGGCCACGGGCCTCCACGACACCAGGCAGCGTACTCGCGTTGTGGGCGGCAAGGTAGTGACTTCCAAAGAATTGCTTGGAGATGAGAGTTGCATCAGCCTACCCTCTTGATGAAGAAGGAACCGCCCTTGACGAGGAGGTCGCCGTCGGTGGCCACCCACCCTCGAACGTCCACATAGTCATCCGCTTCGAGGTGGACGATTGCCGCGATGCTGACAGGCGTGATCTGGTTGGCACTGACTCCCGAACGGAGAGTAGCATTCAGGCCGGGCACAACTACTCCGTTCTTGAAGACCGCGATGTTGCCGGGCGTACACGTCACCTCGTTCTTCAGGCTGGCACAGACACTGATGAGGTAGTCGCCCTCGACGGAGACAGCAATGCGGCCGTCGTTGTCATCGGCATTCAGGGTCACGTCGTCCGAACTGACGGACTCCTCGGAGAACTGGTCAATAACTACGGCGCTCTCGGAGGTAATCTCGGAGCCCTCCGTCGTTCCGGACAGGCAGCCATAGCCGGACAGCATGGAAACAGCCAGATCCCGGAGATTCTGGGGAGTGATCTGGCCGGTTGTATTGTCGGGGAACAAGGCCAGGAGTGCCGTGAGTTCCCTGGATGTATCAGCCATTGAGTCAACCTCCTATACGGACGGCAGTGATTCTGCCTCCCGTTGCGCCGTAGAACCGAGGAACGGTCTGCCCTGCTGGGGTAATGTAGTCGGCCTGGTCGTCATCTCGTATACCGGCTGGAACGATGAGGTCTCCCCGATTAAGGGGGGCCAGTGTGCTGAATGACAGGTGAGAAGTCTCTCGGTTCTCAGCAGTGGATTCGGACCCTCGATTGCAGAACCGTAGAGGGAAGCCGGGCAGCCATCTGCCGGGCAGAGCCAGCAAGCCCACTTCTCCCCCCGCCCAAACGGTTCCCTCCCCATCCCGGCTGTTCCATCCAAATCCGGTGATATAGCCGGTCAGCCAGTAGATGCCGGAGGACAGGCAGGCAATCCCAACCCCAGTGGACCAGACCCAACCCTCGGTGGTCAGGGAGTTGAGGATGCCGGTAGACCTGAGACAACCTCCGGAATGCTGACAGGAGGACTGCATTTCTCCGGCAGGATGGAGGAAGTAATGAGGCTGGACCTCTCCGGCAGGGATTATCCAGCCGAAGTGCATAGTGTCTTTGAGGCCCAGTGAATCGGTGGTTAGCTCATCGGGTCGAGAGAGCGCGAAGGTCTGGGAGAAGTTACCCAGGCCGGTGGCAATCAAGTCTCGGAAGTCCGAGGGGCAGATGAAGCCGTCCTCATTGTCGGACCACATCCCCTGAAACTCCCGAAGGTTCTTGACTACAGGATCAAAAGGGACTACGGGCATCAAGTGTACCTCCGATAGGAGCCGGAGATGGCACGGGGCCTCCGGTCATGCCGGTAGGTGTCTCCCCGGTTGGGGTCCATCCGGGCCACTTGCATTCGGAGAGTACGGAGGACTCGCAGATACTGACGTTCCAGGAGTTCGTACTTGCGCTTGTCGCCCAGGATGGCCCGCAGACTTAGGGCAACGTGGATCGCCACAACCGTCTCGATAAGCCGGTAGTAGGAGGGGACTACTTCGTAACGGACAGGCCCGGTCGGGACAGGATCGAATGGCGGATCAACTGTTGCCCGGCGGGTTAGGTGGTCGTAGGCAATGATGGTCCGCTCCTGGACGAGGTTCTGGTTGGATTCAATGATCCGGAGGACGGCACCGACGTAGGCGTTGTCCCGTGTATCCAGCACACCGCAGGTAGGAGACTCGGAGAAAGGGAGGCCATCCTTGTCGATGACGGCGGCCGTCCCCCCTTCAACGGTACCATAGTGGAGTCGGAAGTCTCCATTGGGCACATAAAGCAGTTCGAGGTCCAGGTCGGCGGACAGGCGAGGGGGCGAGTCGAACCGGAGAACTCGACCCTCCAGCCGGAAACCAGGTCCGTAGAACGAGCCACTGGGCCGGGGGTCGATAACGGCCTGGAGGACTCCCTCCTCATTACGGATGCCTACTTGGCGGATCTGCTCCACGGAAGGAGGCAGCAAGTATGAGGAGATGCCTGTCTGGACTGTGATGGTGTGGCGGACGAGAAGAGGGTTGTCCGACGCCCCATTCAGTTCCATGAGGATAGACTGGAAGGCGGCCTCGGCATGAGCCAGGCAGTCGTCATCCTTGTACTTGGCCTTGGCTGCGGGCTCGTCCGTGTACTGGCGAATCAACTCAATGAGCCGAGTCAGCATGAACGGCGAGACGGTCGCGGTTGACATGAGAATCGGCCTTTCTCCGCCGTCGGCGGTCAGGTGTACTGGAGGTCCACGGGGAAGCCGCCCGAGCTATCGAAGAAAGGGTGGTCACTCCCCAGTTTGCGGCCCATGAACCTGTTTCGATCCCGAGTGCGAGCCTGGTCGTCGAGGGCCTCATTCGCCTGCGATCTCTCGTGGGACCGGATCAGTGCGGCCCACTCCTTGTTGGACATGAACCGATGGTTGGCCCACCCATCGAGGCGGGTCATGTCCTCGCGGGTAAACCCGGAGGGGTCGGGCATGGCCATCAATTCGACGAAGGTGCCCTCCGACTTGTCGGCCCAGCAGGCAATCACCCAGTTGTGGGTCTTGGCATGCCGGTACACGAACATCGGGAGGTGGGGGAACCGCCGCTTCAGGAAGTCGGACAGTTCACCCCGCTGGATGATGTGGTCGGAGGGTCTCCGCCGGATAGTCAGGATGTTGGGAGATTGCACGTCACGGGCCTCCACTTTGTCTTGGTCCTCCTACGGAAGGGCCTCTCCCGACGAATCGAAAGAGGCCCTCCGAGGGAAGAGAAAGGAAGTCTCAAACGAGGCGTCATGGATACCGCCTCACGATGTCCCTGTCTCGGGACGTATTCAGTTATCCAGCCCGGCCGATCAGTCAGTTATTGGTCCTGACCAATCGGTCAGTTGTCGGTCCCGGCCGGTCGGTCAGGCCGTCCATTCGGTCAGGCCGGTCAGCCGGATGCCGGGGATGATCTCCGGTGCGTACTCCTCGATGCACTCGAAGGGGGCCTCGACGTAGGGCGACAGGGCATCGTTCACCGTAGTGTGTTTCCAGATGCCCTTCAGGCCGCCCAGAGGAGCCACGAACTCGATGTCGCCGTCGAACTCGCCCGACGAACCAGCGCCGGGCAGCTTCGGAGGCGTGTACCGAGTGATGTTCCCCTTGAGGCGGAGGCCCCAAAGCTCGCCACCCGGCATCAGGGCCGAGGTGCGAATCGGGAACGTCCGCCCATCGTAGGTGAAGGTGGTCCCGGCCGCGAAGCCGCCCCGCACGTTCACCGGAGCCCCCTGAACCTGGAACCGCTGGATGTCGTCCGTCTCGCCGACGTAGTCCGACAGGACTCCCGAAGTCGTCAGCAGGGTGTCCGGCCACCAGCCCACCGACCGTGCGTTCATGTAGGTGCCGATGTACTTACGGAGCACCTCGTTGGTCAGCGTCCCGGAGACCGCCTGGATAAGCGACTTGAACTGCGGGTAGTACGCCGTGTTCAGCCCGTAGACCGAACCGCTGTTCACCATCCAATACATCGGACCCTTGGGGCCGTACCCGAGGCCCCCGGATGCGTCGAACGACTTGCGGAGCACGATCACATCGTTCTCCGCCAAGTTGTCCGCCCACCTGGCGGTACTCACCGTGTGGGTCAGCGTGACGTAGCCGGTCACGGGATCGACCGCCTTGACGATCACCACGTTCTTCGCCGCCGTCTGGTCATTCAACTGTACCCAGGAGTTGCTTGCGTCGTGGACATCCACGACCATGCCCGGTTGGAGTCGCCTCAAGGGTGTAGAGGCCTTCAGAGAGACCACCGCGTCGCCATCACCAATGGTGATGACGGCACTGATAACGCCCAGCGGCCGGGTAGTAGCGTTGGAGGCCATGAAGAGGTTGGCCTTGTGGTGGGCCACCATCCGAGCGGTCTGCTTGATGGTAGCCGCCAACTGGGAACCGATGGAGGCCGTCAGACGATCCGCTCGCAGGATGTCGTGGGGGACAAACATGTTGCCCTTCCACCGCTTCAGTTGGATCGTCCTTTGGACGTAGCCAGGAGCCGGTGATTCCGCAATGCTCGGCCAGGTCACGCTGGGCGAGTAGATGACGGCAGGCTCCCCTGCTCCGGTTCCGTAGGAGAGGTCGTCGCCCTCGATAGCCGTGTCCGCCTCAGCGCGGAGAGACCCGGCCAGCGAGGTAATGAAGGTCATGATGGCCTTCCAGTCCCGACCAATTTCAGACTGGGAAGCCGACCGGGTATTCTGTTTGATGTCCGCAAACAGAGGGTCGAGTTCGACGAGGGCGTCCTGAATACCGGGGGACAGTTCCTCACGAACGATTTTCTCAATGGAATCAGCAAGATTAGCCACAGTGTAGTCCTCACACTCAAGCCTCTCCGACAGAGCGGAGAAGCGAAGCCTCGAAACGATGCACTGTCCCCATTACCACATGGGAACCCACAGTGCTCCGGGGCCAATGGCTTGGATGTCGGAGAATACACTAAGGATCAAAGGCTTGGAGTCTGGAGGCTTGAGGGCTGCTAACCCTGGCCGTGAAACACCGCGTGGGCCAACCGCTTCGTGATGGTCTCGTCCCACTTCTCGTCCGACATCGGCACTCGGTCCGGCGGTTTTTCGGCTTGGGCTTCAACGTGGCTGATCCCCGGACCGGCACCAAGTCCTGGTATGGGTATTGGGCCGCTCCCGGTCCCGAACTCTTGTGCGAGGCTCCGTAACTCTTTGATTACGGCGGCCCGGAGTCCTGGACCCCACGGTTCACCATCGTGAATCCGGCCTCTCGTCAATGTCTCGGTCAGCGCCCGCAGCTTTTCGGCTCGGGCGCCACCCTTACTTACAATTCTACTCAAGTCGGAGTCTTTTGCAACATCCGACCACACATCGTCGTAAACTTTCTGGCGGTCGGCGTCCTTGTAGTCCTGGGCCGTCCTCTTCAGCAGGTTGATGAAGCCCTCATGCCCGATCAACTTGACGGCCTCCTGAACCTCGTTGGGAAGATCGTCCAGGGCCAACTGGGTCTTCCGAGCAGGGGGAGATTTCTCACGTCGGCCCGGCGGCGTCTGGGGGGGCGTCTCCTGAGGCAAAGTCGATTCGTCCATGTTATCCTCCTCTTCATCCTCGTCCGGGTTGTCGGGAGAGCCGTCGCCACGCGCGGCAGCCCACGCCTGAGTATACTCCGTCAACTTGGCCTGTCGAGTTGTGTCGTCGATTCCCATGAATTGGAGGACCGCATTAAAGGCCGTTGCATCCCCCTGATCCGCCCGCAGCAGCGCCTCCCTCAAGGTGCCCACCAGCTTCTCGGTATTCTGACGAAGCTGGGCGGCTTCCTCGAATCTCTGATGGGCACCGTGGGCAAGCTGAGCAAGGCGGAACAGTTCTGCCTCGGACACCGTCTTTTCGGCTTCTCCCACCTTCAGGACATACTGGCCGTCGTCCGTCTTGCGAACGGCCTGTTCCGTCTTGGGAGCATCCTTCGGGGATGGCACATCGGGACTCAGATCACTGGGATTCACTGCATCATGAAGTTCTGAAGGCATGATTTCTTCCTTCCTTTCTTTCTTTCTGTCTGTCTTTCCTCGGACTACTTCGACTTCATCGGAACCACGTCAGGGCGAGTCGAGAGCCGGGTCTGCGGTTACACTACCCCGGAGCGCCCCCTCTCCCCATCATTGCCATGTTCATGCCCCCTCCCATGCCTGCCCCCATACCTGCTCCCATGCCTGGAGGCATACCACCGGGGGGGCCGGCCTGTTGTTCGAGCGTGGCGGCGTCCTCCGGGTAGGGCAACTGGTCTGGATAGCCTCGGCCCAGGAAACTCATGTAGGTCTGCTTGAGCTTCTCGAATGCTTCCCGGACGGCGGTAGACGCATACTGAAACTCGATCTTGGCCATAAACTGGCTGATGACCATGAGGTGAACTTCAGGCTGGTCCGCAGCGGTGCTGGCGATAATCTGGCCGGGCTCCTCCCCATCGCCAAAGAGAAGAAGAACTTGGAGAGTAGCCTTGCGGAAGGACTCCTGTTCGGCCCAGTTGGCGACAGGGATGTCCAGATTTTCCTTCCAGACGGTGAAGCGGAACTCGACGGGGTTGATGATCCCGGCTTTGAGCATCGAGAGGAGCTTCTGCTCCCGGAGGGTGGGAGGGCCAGGCAGCTTGTCCCGGACTCCCAGTTCAACCTCGGAGGGGCTGGGGAAGTTGGTAGCATTCAGTCTGATGGTGCCGTCCTCTGGGTTGACGACCAGCCCGACCAGGTTGTCGTCGATACCCAGGAGAGGAAGAGCTTGACGGCCGGACAGGAGGTCCGGAGCAGCCGCCAGGATCTCCCGGTAGACCTGGGTGAGCCCCTGAGCGATAGAGTTGGCTGGGACACCCAGAGGTGTTGAGCCAGTCTCATGGAGGAAGGCCAGCCCCTGGGCGCTATCGACACGACCGGGGGCCTCACCACGCATCAGGTCGTTCTGTTGGGTGAGGCGGTCAATCATCTGGCTCGCCACCGACATGACCTTGCCCGGAAAATCGTTGAAGTTGACAGGGGTAATAGAGAGGATCTTGGGGGTGTCTACTGTCGGGTCGGGTTCGTAGAGCAACACTTTGTTTCGGTGACGGTGCTGGGTGAGTTCTTCTTTGGAGATACCGATGTTGGCCGGAACCAGTTGGGTGCCGAATGCCGACAGGTCTTTGACCGTGTCGAACAGGATGGAGGCCATCTCCTCCTGCTCTTGGTTTAAGGGGATGAGAAGTTCGACGAAGGATCGACCATAGAATCCCCCGGTTGGATGGTACCGAGAGATCCCGATGGGCATATAGACGGAACGATCCTCATAGGTGTAGTCCGCACAGATGTGGTCGCCTACTTTGACGATCCACCGGCAGAGGCGGTCCTTCTCGTCATGGAGCAGGAAGTATTCTTCGAGTTGGGCATACTGAGTGAAGGAAGAGCGGCCGGACGAACCTGTACGGTTAGACTCCTGGGTGCGGGCATCATAGCCCGTCATGAAGGTTACTTCGATGGGTGAAGAGGGATCAGGCCTTATGCCGTAGGGAGCGTCGCGAAGATTCAGCTTGGCCTGGTCACGGGGTAGCTTCAGCCCGGAACGGCTCTTGAGCCAATCCAGTGTTACCCACCTTCGTCGGATGATCCCTTCAACCTCATCGGGAGTGGTGGGCCGGTGGGGAATAGGCAGAAGCTGCCAGGGCGGAATCACCTCAAGGGCCAGCCGGGACTCGATGGCGGAGGGTGGTGACGACGTAGGGAGAAGCGTAGAGTCGTCCACCAGCCCCCGGATGACGTTGAGGTCCGTATCGACGGATTGGTCTCGACCTGTGAAGTCATCCTCGGCGGAGGGGATCTGGGGCTTGGACTCGGACCCGGCCTCAGTGGAGGCCCGTGCCCAACAACCGATTCCCGCACACCCAAAGGTCAGGAGCTTGGGGAACAAGGTCAGCTTGAAGGTGTCCCAACAGACTGGTCCGGTCAGATATTCGAGGATGACCCGAGCGGCGGCCGCCTTACGGATAGAGTCCAGTCCGAAGCCCTTGCGGGCAGCGGAAGGCCGGATGTCCATTTTGAGGAGTCGGCCCAGTTCCGCCTGGTACTTGACGACAACTTCCTCGATACGGACCCGGCTTCGAGGAACACCATTCAGGTCGTCGAGGTCAGCATCCTCATAATTGAAGAAGTTGGCGTCTACAGAGCCCGTCAAGTAATTGCGGCGGAGATTCCGGTACCCCTGCAACCACCAATGGTTGACCAGCCACTGGACACGGAAAGGAAGAATCTCCATGTCGGCGGCGTTCCTCATCTGATTGAGGACGGTCACACGGTCTTCTTCCCGCTTGGGAAGGTGGAACACGGCACACTCCTTCCTTCCTGAAAGAACAGTCGGAGGAATGTTACGCGGAGGCAAACAGCTTGATGTTCACGGCGTTGTCCGGGGGGGTATCTCCCGCCGTGCCCGGCTCCAGCACGCAGGCGGCAGTAATTCCTGTGCTGAACGCCAGGCCCGCAGCACCCGCCAGAGGCCACAGGCTGACCTCTCCGGCCGGGCAGCGAAGCACTACATCCGGGTCCGTCGTGCCCACCGTCACGTCGCCATGCAGGCTGTCGTACAGCTTGACGTAGACGGGGTCGGTATTCAGTTGGTTGTCCACCTCGACGGCGTACACCGTTGCGGCAGCCGCCTGCTTGGCGGCACTTACGGTCTCATCCACATCCAAGATCGTCTTGGTTGCGGCCTCCATCGGAGTTACTGAGGAAAGAGCCATAGTCCTACTCCTTAGTTATCAGGCGAGTCGAGAGCCATCTCCGTGCGACTGGCTGGCGAGTCGAGAGCCATCCCAGTGCGGTTAGCTGGCGGGGCCAGCGTACAGTTCGACGATGACCGCCGTGTCGGGAGTGTCACCGTTGGCCACTGATTCGGCGGCGATGGTGAGCCCGTTGGCAAACGGAATCCCAGAGGGCAGTTGGCAAGGGATGAAGGTGATTGCCCCGGCGGCCACCGTGAAGACGAAGTCGGGCTCGTCGGATGCCACCGTGGGGGCTGTGTCATCCCACAGTCTGAGGGCGATGGCTTCAGGAGTTCCGGCTCCGTTGTTGTGGACGAAGATTCCGTAGAGATTGCATGGGCCTTTCATGACGTTGGGAAGCCCATCGTCCTCCAGGTCGGTTGTTCGAAGGAGGGAGAGATTTCCAGGGGTTTCGTCCAGAACCTTCAAAGCTGCGCTGGCCATGTTCGTTCTCCTTTCATGGCTTGTAGGCTTGGCTCAAGTCAGAGTCATCCGCTGGGGCGAGAACAGCGTGACAGTTACGTCCTCGTCAGGATCGGTAGTGCAGTCCCCACCGCCTTCCTTGGCACAAGCCAGCGACAGGCCCTCACTAAAGTGGAGGCCCGTGGGGAGTAGGAGGGGGGTCAGCACATTGGATTGAGCGGGGATCTTCAGAACGACAACCGGCTCGGTCGTTCCGAATGTAGGGTCAATCGAGTCGTAGAGCTTGAGGTAGGTGGCCTCATCGTTGTCGGAGTTGTCCACCTGGACGGCACTGAGGTAGCCGGGTCGGGCCATCCGGGAGGGGACGTTGGCCTTCTCGGGCGCCCAGGGCTTCTGAGCCCCGAAGAGGTTGATCCGACCACTGGTGTCCACCGCTTCGAGGGTGGCGGTTCGGTGGAGGAAGAGAGGATTTTCCTTGTCCTCCGGGTTGAGGGTGTTACGCCGGAGTCGATGAGTTAGCGCCATCGTGTTCTCCCTTCATTGTACGGTGCGGACTCGGTGAGTCACATCACTATCATCGCGCCTTATTGTATACAGGGAGAAGGCGTGTGTAAATGGAATATAGGTACAGGCTCCTCATCCGTTCAAAGGCTGCCGGACAGCTTCACTCCGACGGTGGGGGACGGGACGGCTGGTTCTCTGGTGGGTCCGGATGGAGAGGAGGGGGGGCGGGGAAGCTGGGAGGCCAGGGCACGGATGGCCAGGATGCGGTCCCGCTCATCTGCGGAGTCCATCGCACGGGTGAGGGCTTGCTGGCGGCTCATCCGGAGGAAGAGAATCCCCATCCAGGCGGTCAGCCCGGAAGAGACGATGACAGTGATGGCGGCCAGAGAGAGTGCCAGGATAACTAGAAGGTCAGGCGAGGGGGTCCAGGTGGCCATTGGGAAATCTCCTTTTCTTGGGTGTATCGGTCTCCGTATTTCTGGCGACGGAGCCGACTGAGCACATCGGGTGTAAAAACATCTGAAGACCCGGAGGCGGCATAGGGGATGCCGGTTGCGGGATCCACAGTCCGGCCGGACCTGAGAAGGTCTACAATCTGGTTGGAAGGGGGCGCGTTGGGGGGTCTGTCTCCCCGTCGGCGAGGGAGATATTGGCTCATGGCCAGGGTGTCGATGGCGTCGTCGAAGCGGAGGAGGGAGAGGTCCAGGGTGAAATAGTCGGTCTGGTGGAAGAGTTGGCCGATGGCAAACTCGGATTTACGGTGGAGGGGGTAGCGGATTTTCTGGCGAGCGAACCGGGCTTCGAGGGCCGCGATCCGTTCTTGCTTGGAGATTTTGGTGGGGGCATCGAGGTTGCGGGGAGCCTTGCGGGAAGCATATCGGATAGGGATGACTCGGGGGACATAGCCGGTCCCGGCAGCCATTTCGCTGACGAACTCGGCGGTTTCCTGAGAGATTTCCTCTTGGGCGGGGACGGACTCGGTTCCGATGATTCGGACTCGCCACTGGTAGGCCATCTCGAATATACGGCGGGTGAAGGGGGCACCCCGGACTCGTTCAAGGTGGAGGTCGAGTACCCAAAGTACGTCTTCCTCGTCGTAGCCCCAGACCCCGATACAGGCAAAGTCGGAGGTGTGGGAGGGCTTGAAGACGAAGTCTACGGTGATGGCCCGGTAGAGCCGGGAAGCCCAAGGCCCGAAGGGTTCCTGGACATTCAGGACGGTGATCTGGTCCCCCTGGACGATCTTGCGCTTGTAGTGGATGGAGAAGTCCTGGCAGGCCAGGGGGGAGCCCAGTCGGTGGACGGGACCGTCTACAGAGTAGGTTCCAAAGTCCGGGTGGAGTTTCAGGATGCGGGCGGTGACGGAGCCCGGATTGTTCATGTATTCGGACTGGAAGGCGGACTCACCTATCTCGGTACGGAGGTCTTGGACCGTCTGGGCATCCCACCGCTCGGGCCAGATGAGGGTGCCGTCGTCCGCCCGGATGCCTAGAACACGGCGATTGAAGTGGGTGAAGCGGGGATCCTCTCCACGGGTGACAGAGTAGAGGAAGGACTGGCGGCTGATGAGGGTGCCGATCCAGAACATGACTGAGCCGTGCAGGAGCATGGGGAGGAGGGTCTTGAAGAGGAGCCGCTCGAAGTCCTCGATGAGGGCCTGTTGGTCGTTGGACTGGTCCTCGTCGTATTCAGGGTCGTCGATGATGAGGAGGTCCGGCCGGGCACCACGGAGGGCACCCTGGACGGAGCCGCCTTCGAGGGTGGACTGGTTGGGCAGCCGGATGGTTTCGGTGCCCCAGGGTCGGCGCCCTCGCTTGGGGACGATGGGCTCACCGAAGAACTCCGTGAAGTCGTCGTGGATGTACTTGTTGGTCTCGAAGAGCGTCTTGATGGCATCCATGCCCAGCCGGTAACGCTTGATGGTAGCCTGGAGGTTCAGGATGTCGAAGGAGGGGCGTGTCAGCAGAGTCAGAATGGCCGCTTCTCGGAGGATGGTGGTCTTCGAGAAGGCCCGGGGAGCAGCCCATACATTGCGGCTGTAGGCCGCCATATCGTGAATCATTTGGTAGTGGAGAGGGGGGGAGGGGCACCAGGCTTTGTACCAGTGGGCGTCTTCAGGCTCCAGGTACCAGCGACGGAAGAACGACCAGGCGTGGACTACGTCCTCGGGTGTCTCCTGGAGCAGGAGCGCATTGAGGCGGGCCAAGCGCTGGCCTTCGGCGGACAGCGCGGCGTAGTCCGTCGGGAGGGGGTAGAGCGGGTTGCCTTGCCGCGGTATTCGGACAGGCATCAGGTCGTCTCCGGAGGCGAGTCGAGAGCGGGGGCACCCTGGGTGGCGAGCCAGGCATGGAGGGCCTCGAAGCCGTACAGGTGGGCCAGCATTCGGGTAGCCCTGCGGGTGGTGGTGTGGGGGGCAAACTTGGCAATTCCCTGGAGGAGGGGGTCGTCGTCTCGGAGATCGTCGAACCGACGGACCAGAGCGGCCATGATGCTGAACCGAGCGGCCTGGGGGAGCTTATTCCAGGGGATGATGTTGTTGTAGTTCAGGGTCCGACGGAACATCAGGTAGGCCGTCTTGGCCCGGACAGCCTGCCGGTGGATCTTGTCGGACTGAAGATTGGGAGGTAGCGGTGCGGGCGGCAGAGGTACGGGCGGCGTCGGCAGCTTGTCGGCTTGATTGGGCAAGTCCTCCACCACCGAGGTCTCGGTTGGGCCGGGGACGAGGTCTCCGTTTGAAGGTGAGGGCGCCGGGGTCGGCGGAGGGGTGGAAGGGCCGTGGGCCGGGGAGCCGTTCCTCGGGATCGGGGCGGGTCGGCGGTACTTCGGACGTTCCTGGGGCATTGGAGTTCTCCTGTAAAGGGGGGACGGGCGAGTCGAGAGCGGGGAGGTCATCGGGGTTGGGTTGGGTGTTGAGGTCGAGGATCTCGGAGACGCGGGAACCGGCGGCGAGGAGCCGTTCAGTTTCGGTGGCGTGGCCGAGAAGTCGGGTGGTGACGAGCTTGGCCTGGAGGGCTGAGCCGTCGGGGTTGGTTCGGGTTTGGGTGGCGACGCAGCGTTGAAACTGGCCGGAGAGCAGGAGGGCGTCTCGGAGTCGGGTTCTGATCTTGTCGAGGGCGGTCATGCGGACAATGGGGTTGATGGGGTCTCGGGCAATCTCAGCCAGGATGCGGAACTCCTCCTCGACGGTCAGTTGGGTTGTAACAAGGGCACGGGAGATCCCCTCAACGGTGAAGAAGGAGAGGAGGCACTGCTCATCTTCGGCGGGGGCGATGAGGGGAGCAGCGGAGGAGGGGGCCAGGGTGGCTGGGGGGACGGATGAGAGATTGGCGAGGGCGGTCTGGCACGCCTGGGTGTGTGATGGGATGGACTCGGGGAGGGCGGGGGGAGTGCTC